GTTCGTGTAGGCCTGAACCCCAGCCAGATCTTGACCCTAGCTGCGCTATATGCACAGGGAAGGACTTGATCTCAACAAAGGAGCTGCGCTGATGCCAGCTATTACTAGCATCACGGTCAACGATCGTGAATCTACTCCCGTGGCACACACATACGACCCTGCCGGACCAAGTTCCAATGGAACTTTTGAATGGCAGGAATTCGATGGTGTGCCCATGGGTAATGGGAAGTTCACGCTTTCCGTGCGCAAGAACGCCAACGGCATTTTCAAATGTCGTATGCGCCTTGAACACCCAGTTGTGGTCACTGAGACTATCAACGGTGTGGATCGTTTGGAGCTTGAGCGTGTGGCAACTGCCGACACGACTTTCAGCTTCAGCGACGATTCTACTCTGCAGGAACGCAAGAATCTTGTCGGCGTCTTCGCCAACATGCTTGCAGAATCTGTAACCTTCATCGATGATGTGGTTACAGGGCTGAAGAGTCCGTACTAATGCTGAAATATGCATTAAGACGACTCGTGGCTAGTCTAGTTAACGGTTCTCCGTTGCTATGGCTACCCTTAGTCAGCCTGCTAATTGTCGCCGGACTAGTATCAACTAGTCTGAACCCGGTGGATATCCTCGAAAGAGATTGTCCATCGTTGCGGCAAGGCATAACTGAGTCTTTTGACTCGATCCTGTCTCGACTTGAGTGTATTCTCTCGTTGGGCTCCTTTTAATTGGAGATGAGTAAAATGGGACTAGACCGAAGTCAGTCACCGAATCGTATGGGTCGGGAGCGTCTACGACGTGACCCGAACCATATCCCAGCACATGTTGGTACCGCCTTTCAAAGCGAACTTATCGAACTTGTTGATAAGCTTGCCGAGACTGGCGATCCTAAGGCACGATACCTTCAAGGGGAACTTACTAGTAAGTACCTTGACGAAGAGATAGTGCCGGCGGAACTCAGAGCGCAAGCAGCCATTCAAAAGTGGTTGCTTGCCGAGGCTAACAATGCCAAGACGAACCAGCGTTTGTATCTTGCAAACGCCTGGCCAAACGATTTTAATCATTGTGATTCAGAGGGAATTTTCTCCTTTGTACGATCAGTGGTTAAGAGAGTATTGGGCCCATTGAACTATCCTGACGTGTTGTCAGGTAGCTCACATACAAATGGGGCTTCGACTCGGATCCGACGCGGCGTCATTGCCGCGGCGGAAAAGTGTACTGGTACAGCACACGTGTCTTCGTCAGCTCTACCCCACTGGACCCGTATAGTCGAGAATACCCGACTTGAGGACCAGACGGTAGCGCTGCAGGAGGCATCCGTGTTGTTTACTGTTCCAAAGAAAACAGAGATTGACCGCGTGGCTTGTAAAGAGCCCGAGATCAACATGTTTCTCCAACGTGCAGTTGGCTTACATATCCGGAAACGGCTACGTAAGCACGGCATTGATCTTAACGATCAAACCGTTAATCAGAGACTCGCGCGTAGCGCTGTAAGCGATGGTTTGGCAACCATTGACCTGCAGTCTGCGAGCGACAGTATTACTCACCAGCTGGTGATCAACTGTTTACCATTTGATTGGTACAGTCTTCTTGATGAC